CTGTGCCGCATAAATATCTTTTATGACACCGAGACCACCCGCTATAGTGACTGCACCACTCGTATTGGAAGTTGCTGGGGTCGTATCAGTAACAGTGAGATTGTCTACCTCGGCAGCCTCAAAGTTTACCGCGCTTCCATGTATAGCACCAACGACACCTAGGCCACCCGCAATTTGGACTGCACCCGAAGTTTTAGAGTTTGTGGGGGTTGTATCTGTAACGGTTAGGCTATCTATTTCAGCATCTTCAAAGTTTACATTTGACGCGTGAATGTTACCTGAAACACCTATACCTCCACCTACTATGAGCGCACCTGAAGTCTTATTCGTAGTGGATGTGACGTTCTGGATGGTTGCGCTATCGAGGGTAGCGGCTTCAAAGTTGACATCCTTCGCGTGAATATTTTTACCCACACCTAGGCCACCTATGATGGTAACCGCACCGGTTATTTTACTCGCCGAATCCGTACCATCCGTCACCACTGAAGATTTGGAACGGGCGACAGCCACATTCGAGTTTCCATGAACATCTAGGGTATATGCGGGGGTCGCAGTGAGGATACCAACCCTCTCAGTAACAGTGTCCACATGGAAAGTAGTCGTATCTACTGTAAAGTTATTTTGAACTTGGAGATTACCCAAAATATCTAGGGTTACGTTATTACTATCTCCATCAATTTGAGTATCTGTATGTTTATTTAGAGTATAACCAATAGATAATCGTTTGGGTGCTTCATCACCGTGATGCGCTATGGCGATATTGTGTCCAGGATATTCCATGATGATACCCACATCAAGAGCACTTTGTGTGTTATTATTCGCGAGGGTCAATATCCGATCTTGAATGACTGTATTATTTGAATCCACTACAAATACATTACCCGTTTGAAAGATATTACCAGTAACTTGAAGACCACCCGAAATAATTATGTCTGGTCCATCTTTAGTTATGATTGAATCTTCCAAGAACTTTGTAGAACCTACGATCGGAAACTTATCAACACTGAGACCCACTATAGCGATGTTACTTCCCACAGTCAGATTGGAACTTACCGAAACATTTCCATCTACAACTACGGTGTTTGCACCATCTTCATTCACATAAAAATTTGTACCGACGCTTAGGGTATGATCGGGTTGTGTGTTGGCTATACCAACATTCGAGTGAGAAACAAAACTTGTTTCTGTTCCAGTGAATTGAACAATATTTGAAGTTGTATTACCATTTTCCGAAATAGATTGTAAAGTTGTTGCGATATTTGAAAGGAGTCCACCATCACCAACGAATCTAGATGCGTATACATTATCTGTGACACCTATACCACCCGCGACGATTACCGATCCGGTGGTTTTGGATGTTGATAAGGTTGTATCTTCAATAGTTAGACTATCAGCCACTACATCTTCAAAATTGACATGGGTCGCGTGAATGTTACCAGCAACACCTAAACCACCGGCTAGACGCGCAGCACCCGTGGTTTTAGAGGTTGTGGAAGTTGTATTGGTTACATGAAGACTATCGGCTTCAACACCTTCAAAATTCACCGCACTTCCATGTATAGCGCCAGTTATACCTAGACCACCTGTGACTATGAGAGCACCAGTGGTTTTAGAGCTTGTGACTGTGGTATCAGTTACTAGGACACTATTAGCTGTCGCATCTTCGAAATATGTATTTGTCGCATGAATATCTCCGACGACACCTAGACCACCAGAAACCTTAAGGGCACCAGTGGTTTTAGAGCTTGTTACGGTAGAATCAGTTACTAGGATACTATTAGCTGTCACATCTTCGAAATATGTATTTGTCGCGTGAATATCCCCAGCGATACCCAAACCACCCCCAACCTTAAGGGCACCAGTTGTTTTTGAGCTCGTGGCTGTGGTATCGGCGATGGATACATTTGAGGTCACAAACACATTACCTACGACGTGTAACTCAGCCGAGGGTGTCACCGTTCCAAGTCCTATGGACTTGTTCCCTACATCCACATGTAAAGTATTAGTATCGACAGTTAGGTTTGAAGAAATATACGTATTACCCACTACATGAAGGTTCGCATCGGGTGTAACGGTCCCGACTCCAACAGAATCACTCACTGAATCTACATGTAAGGTGTCTGTATTCACGGTTAAATTGGAGGACACGTAAACATTGCCAACAACATGAAGGTTCGCATCGGGTGAAGTTGTCTCAACTCCAACACTATGAGTCACTGAGTCCACGTGTAAGGTGTCTGTATCAACGGTTAAATTGGAACTCACATATGTATTACCCACAACGTGAAGATTTGCGTCGGGTGTCTTTGTCTCAATTCCGACACTATGTGTCGTGGTGTCCACGTGGAGTGTATCGGTATCAACGGTTAAATTAGACGACACATAGACATTACCAACCACATGAAGATTGGCGTCGGGTGTTTTAGTCTCGATACCCACGGAATTGTTTGTGGAGTCAACATGTAGAGTATCTATATCTACTGTTAAATCGTTTAAGATGTATGCATTTCCAACAACATGAAGAGTGGCATCGGGGTGATTTGTTTCAATACCAACAAAATGTTTGTTTGTATCTACATGGAGAGTGTTTAGATCCACGGTAAGATTGGAACTCACATAGACATTACCAACCACATGGAGGTTGGCATCTGGTGAAGCATTGTTAATACCAACGGAATCATTCACTGAATCAACAAAAAGTGTATCTGTATCAACTGTAAAGTTATTAGAAACATTGACAGTATTGTGTATGGTCGTTCCATATGTGAATTCTTTGGAATCTGCGTTATACATCAGAATGTTCGAATTGTTCACGTTCCTCACTGGATTTATAAAAAGTGCGTTTTGTGTAGTCGTATTATTAAATCCCGCCGCATCTGTACCACCGTTTATGATAACAGATCCAACCGCTTGACCCGTTGGGTACCCCGCGTAGTACCCTATAGCTATGGCACCCTCACCTTGATTAAACTTACCCGCACCATCACCAATGGCAATGGATTTTTGACCCTGATTTTGACTACCAGCATCTTTACCTATAGCGATCGAATTACCCAATTGATCCTGGCCACCGGCGTTTTCACCGATGGCGATGGAAGATGCCGCTTGATTTTGAAAAGCTGCTTTATCACCGATGGCTATAGAACTATTTCCTTGATTGGTTTCACCAGATCTTTCACCAATGGCTATGGAAGACTCTGCTTGTGTGACACTACCAGATTTGTATCCAATGGCGATGGAGTTAGAATGTTGACGATCATAACCAGCTCTGTACCCCAAAGAAATGAGATGTGCGTTTGAACTTGGGTGAATGGTAGCACCCGTATCTGTACCTATGAGTAAACGATCATACCCAGAATTATCCACACGCCGAGTAGCGGCGATTGTTCCATTTACATCGAGATCTTTTGTAGGATTAATTTGATTTATACCAACTCGGTTTGATTCGACATCTACATGAAGTGTATTTGTGTCAACCGTTAAATTAGAACTTATGTATGCGTTACCGACGACATGAAGTTCCGCGGATGGGGTCAATGTATTAATACCCACTTTGTCAGCACCCGAATCTACGAATAAAGTATCTCCATCAACGGTCAAATCTGCGGAAATACTCGTGTTACCGGTGACCACCAAAATATTCGATCCGAAATCATCTACAAAAAGATTAGAACCTACATCCAAAGTGTGTACGGGATTTGTGTTCATGACACCAACATTGGATTCTGTGAAAATTTGACCGTACACATGAACGTTAATATCTTGAGTTGTGAGAGGTGTAATCGTATGATGATTGGCACTCGATTGTGTGTATCCAATCGCAAATTCATTTGAACTTTCTAGGTATCCCACGGCTATATTTGAACCCGGGCGCGTCATGATAAAACCAAGATCAAGTGACGCATCCCCGACTACATTATCTTTACCAATTTCCAATATCGCATCTCGTATCACAGTATTATTAGAATGTAAAGTTGTGACCAATCCATTAAATGTTGCATCTCCATCGACCACCAAACTATTTTGGATATATGTACTTCCCAAAACTCTGAGTGTATTAGACGCAGTTTGATTTACAAATACTTTAGAACCCACGGAAAGTGTATCTGTGGGTGCGGCGTTTGCAATACCCACATTCGAAAGTGTTGTGACGGAGGTGATTGCATTATTAAAAGAAACTATATTTGATGTAACATTTCCATTAATCACAGCCGCTTCGAGGTCAAAATTAAGAATATCTTCGGCGACCGCACCAGAGTCCATCATTTCTTTCGTCACTTGATTGTACGCCAGTACACTAATGTTTCTATCTGATAGATCCGTACGTAAACGTAGAGGTGTTATGTATACAGAATCCGTAAAAGGTGTGTCAATTTCCCCTTCACTCGCATTAAACACAATCGTGTTTTCTGCCTGGTCATTGGTACAATTTTTACCGAACCTGATTTTAGTCGAGCGTTCGACCGTCGGCAAATTCTTGACCATTTAATATAGAATGGTATTTTAATTTGCGTAAAGAAGTCCCGCCATACCATTCTCAATGCGCAAGATATTATAGTTTACTGCATATAAGGGGTCTACGATGTTCATGGTTTCACTCACGAGTTTAGCTGAACTCAATCGACTAAAATTTAGCGTACCAGTGGGCTGATGGGAACTCGTGGACAGGCAAAACGGATACAAGAAAAAATCGGGGGAGGCCACGAAGTTAGTATGGTAATAGTGTGTCACATCTATGAAATGTGGTTTACCCCACCTATAATTTCCAACATCCATACCGTTAATACTGAGTTTCACCCTATTCGTCGGTGAAGTGAGGGCGCTATTTGTTGTGGTATTAGAAGACGCTATGTACTTTACAGGATGGTTAAATGTGAGTTCTTGAAGAGTTGTCCCAGACCCAATGTTCTTTTGAACTTGTGTGATTAACATATCGTGTTTACGAGAAGCTATGTTTCCACGCTCTTCATTATCCAAATAGATGTAGTTCGCAAACAGTTCTATATTTTTGTTAGTAACATCCGGTCCCCAATAAATGCGGAGCTCTATATTATGGTAATTGAGGGCTACCAGAGGGAGGGCAGATTGTGGCGTTTCACAGAAAAAAAACCTAAGAGGGTAAAAAAATGACCTAGCGGAGATACCCGGGTGTGTACCTTGGGCACTTCTAGATACGTTTTGTGCGAATGTATCTACAGCAATATTTTCGGTAAATACAGAATCTTGTGTGTCAATGACAGATCCCCCGATCAGAAGCTCCACTTTCTCGATGATGTTATCCCACCTTTGTGAATCAAGAGCTTGTGTATTATCATCCATCGTCAGATAGACATAACTGAGAAGATCACCAGTTCTTTCGAACTGGACACTTGACATAGAATTACTTTTCACACTTCCATGGATCGTTTGTTTTTCGATGGATTGTGAAAAATTGGAGTGTCGTTTAAAGACTGAACTAAAAAACGATATCTCAGGCTTACCCATGATAAATTCATCCTGGGCACCAACGGCAATAAGTTGAGTGATACCAGCTGACATCGTTTACTACTTTAACGGGAGAAAATTACATATTACTTTTCCTACACATGAATCGGAGGACTAAAACATTTTTATCCGAGGCGGTCGCACGGGTGATCGTATTACCATCCTGATTACGAATTGTAACGGTGAATCGATCTAAACGGCGAATGGGGTCTATGTACTGAGTGAAAATAGGATACTCGTCTTTAAATTTGACTACAGAAGAAGAGTCAGAGACGATACTAGCAAATGAACCCCTAAGAACGCTCATAGAAGCCTGACCAGTGAGTACATTAGAGGCGCGATCAGAAAAAATAGAATCGAGTTCATCTATCGAGACATAACAGTGTTCTGTGGCGGTAGTTGTTCGAATACGAGCACCCAATAACTTAGCCTGAACAACATTTTTCAGTGGTTGTTGAAGGTAACATGTGAAGGTGTTCGCACTACTTTGACCAATCGAATCAATCGTGATGGTGTGATATTCATAGTTGAGATCTGGGGTCGCCATTTATAGTTAGCTTAGATTAAAGATCCACCAATTCCATCTTCGATGGCGTACCCAGCGTGTTCACCGACAAGCTGTTGAGCACCACAAACACCACCTGGGGTGAGGCCTGTAGTGTAAGCACTTCCTTCCTTACCTTGACCGGGGGCACATTCAATCTTGTTCTCGAGATCAAACATGGACTTTTCATTCACAGTCTTGATAATAATAGGCATGGGCTGGTAGTTGCTGATATTCTTGTTGGCACTCAGGGCAAAAATGATCACCAATAAAATGGCGATGGACATGAGAGCGTTGCGGTTCTGCTGGTTAAGCTTAAACATTTATAATAGACCAATATATTTTTTCTAAACTGCGTTAAAGGTATTTTTTTAGTTTCCATATAGAGAGTAGATGGACGAAGAAATTGTAATCGATCGAGGATCCCCAAATGTGATGAAACTAGATGCAGATGAACAGGCCCTGATGGATGAGATTGAAATATCTGCTCCTCGCCCTCAGCGTGTTCCACGACCCATGAACCATATGTCCAGACCTGCACCCCAGATGCAGCAAGAAGCGATGGATGCTTTCGCGAATCCCAATAAGCAGAATGCTCCTCCCCCACCAGGTGACGATGAGGAGATTGACTATGGTGAAGATGAACCAACCTTTTTTGATGATGATATGAATATGGGTTCTGGTCAGCAGGATGAACAACCTTCGAAGGGTTATGGTTCCATCGATGAAGAGAAGGCGGATTTGATTAATAAGCTTGGTCGGTTAGAGAAGAAGGGGTTCGCTGTGAACAAGCGTTTGAATGCCTATTCAAATGTTGATGAACTTCGTTCCGAAGTGAAGAGGATTACGTACAGTATAGATGTTGAGCAGTCTGTCCGTTTTTCTAGGCGAATGCTCGTCGCCTGTGTAACTGGTCTTGAGTTCCTGAACAAGAGGTATAACCCCTTTGAGATTCAGTTAGAGGGTTGGTCCGAGTCTGTGATGGAAAATGTGGATGACTATGATGGAGTATTTGAGGAACTCTATGTGAAGTACAGATCCAAGGTGAATATCGCCCCAGAGGTCAAGCTGATTATGATGCTCGGTGGATCCGCTATGATGTTCCATCTTACCAATTCAATGTTCAAATCGGTGATGCCCAATATGAACGATGTCATGAAGCAAAACCCAGATCTCATCAAGAGTATGATGAGCGCTGTTCAGAACACTACGCGGAATACTGATGGCCCAGCAGTCGATGCACCCGTCGGTGGCACTGGTCAATATGAGATGAAGGGTCCCGGACTTGATATTTCCAGCCTCATGGGTGGAATTTCTATGCCACCCCCACCTCCCATGAACACCAACATGGGAATGCCAGGTACCATTCAAGAAGAGGATGACGATGATGTTTCCGATATCATATCCGTTTCGGGTGACTCGACGGGTGGTGAGGTTCGACAGGTAAATGTCAACTCTTCTAAACCCAAAAAGACGAGACGAAAGAAGAAGACTGAAATTAATCTCTAAATATATATAAATGATAGCATACTGTCCACTGGAGGAACTGAATCCTCCAGTCAAACAGCAAAAGCCGGTCGTGGAACTCGAAGTCGAGGAAGATAAACCAACGATTGGCCGTGAAGAAACTGAACTCAATTATGTCGTCATGGCTTTCATTGTCGGCGTGATTGCTCTAGCCGTCTCTGATTCCATCAGGGCATAATTACTTTTTTATCTACCGCAGGGTTTTCCCTTGTAGTAAATTTAATATGTGTACCCGAAACCTGTACCACCCATATTCGTATTACCACCCGCACCGCTGTCCAGGTCTGGTGTAGTGAAACCTTTGTGTGTAATCG